AACACCTGAAGCTGAACTTAAGATTATTCCAGATGCAAAGGTCTTTGTTCAGAAGCAGCGTAATGCACAATGGGAAGGTTCATTTAACTTTTGGTTTGACCCAAAAGGATTAAAATATAGGGAGAGTCCATGACCATAAATGACTTCATAAAAGAATGTAAAAAAGTATTCGGTAACGACATTCAATACAAAGCAACTTCTAAAGACGGACAAGTATTTAAAACGAAAGGATGGAGAGATGATAAAGTGGGCATTAACCAAAGACAATTTACCAATGCTAGTAGAGAAGTTAAAAACACTTGACTTTACTAAGCGTTGGAGAGTAACAGTCACAGACGCTAAACTAAACCGTAGCCTAGAACAAAACGAAAGACTATGGGAACTATATTCAAGCATAGGTCAACATTTAGGGATTGAGAAAGATAAGATACACGAACTCATGGGATATAAATTCTTACGATACCAAACAGAAATTGCAGGTATGCCAGTAGAACTTATAAAGTCAACAACTAAACTAACCACAAGTGAAATGACAGAATACCAACAACAGATAGAGGTATGGGGTCAGACTATGGGTTGGGGATGGGATTATTAGTGAACTATAGAAACCCTAAACTACTTAAACTAGCAGATGGCGCACCATGTATGATGTGTTCTATACAAGACGGAACTGTAGTATCTGCGCATAGCAATCAACTTAGAGATGGTAAAGGCACATCTATAAAGGCACATGATTACCGTATAGCCTTTCTATGTCATCAATGTCATCACATGATAGATAATGACAAAAGTTTAGATAAACATGATAGAATAGCAGCATGGGAAGAAGCTCACCGTAAAACTATAGGTTGGCTATTTACTAATAATCACTTGGAGGTAAAGTAATGGGCAAAGGAAGCGCACCTAGACCATTTACAGATAGAGAAGTATTTGAGTCTAACTTTGATAAAATATTTAGGTCTAAAAAGCCAAGTGATGATGTATCGCCACATACACTTGAATACGAATACGAACTGAATAAATCTACAGGTGAGGTTGAAAAACGTTTTCTTGATGGCGTATCTAAACCAAATGAAAGTCAATTTAAGGAATCAAAATAATGGCTAAAATATCTCGTATAGATATTATAGGCTCTAATTCAAATGAAGGCTTGCATTACTCAAGAAAATGTAATATGTGTCATGAAGAAAAGCCATTGGTTGATTTTCATAAATCTAATAAAGATGGTTCATTTGGATATCAATATCATTGTAAAAAATGTTCAACAAAATACAAACAAATTAATAAAGAACATGTAGCTAAATCACATAAAAAAAATCATCAAAAAGATTATAGATTAACTTTAATTAGAGCTGCAAAACACAGAGCAAAAGAAAAAAATATTCCATTTGATATAACAAAAGATGATTTAGAGTTAATATGGAAATGCCCTGTTCTTGGAATTGATATATTTAGTGATGGGTTAAATAATCCTAATGCACCATCAATAGATAGAATTATTCCTTGCTTTGGATATATAAAAGGCAATGTTAAAATTATTAGTAGAAGAGCTAATATATTAAAAAATGATGCTACTTTAGAAGAATTACAATTAATTGTAAAATACATTGACAATGAAATTAAAAAGAAAATTAAATAATGGCGAGTAAATCACCTACGCAGTTATCATTAGCTAAATTACGAGAAGAAGGATATACTTGTTGGATTACAGAGCATTGGAATCCATGGAGTAAAACTAGGCAAGACTTGTTTGGGTTTATAGATATACTTGCTTTAAAAAAAAATGAAACATTAGCTATACAAACCACAACAGCAACAAACCTCAATGCGAGGGTAAAGAAAATAAGTAACCACGAAAACGTAGGTGCAGTTCGTGAAGCTGGTTGGACTATTCATGTACATGGTTGGCATCAAGATGATAAAAGGAAATGGCATTGCAAAGTGAAAGATGTATCGTGAAAGAAAAGATATTAGCTTATCTTACAGAACCACGAACCATAAACGACATAGCAGCACATATACAATCTAACTATCCTATTACAAAGAACATACTTGTAGAGATGAGGGATGCAAATGTTATTCATGCTTATAAAGATAACCAAAATAGGCTAATGCACTATTACGTTCCACAACCACATCCATTACAAACTATATTTGGACATACAGTAAACTTTACACCAGAGCAGATAAAAGGCATTACAAGTCACAACGCAGATGACGCTAAACATAATCTACAACACAAGACTACACAAGAAACTTATGGAGAAAGCGTAGCATATACGCTAACAAGATATGACTGATCCATTTAAGATTGTAGAGCCAACGGTCATTAGCTTTAGTGGTGGTCGCACATCTGCTTATTTGCTTTGGAGAGTATTACAATCTAACAATGGACTTCCTGAAGATGCAAGGGCAGTATTTGCTAACACAGGTAAAGAAGATGAAGCTACATTAAAGTTTGTTAAAGACTGTTCTGATAAATGGAATGTTCATATTGATTGGGTAGAATACATACCTGAAGAACCTAAATTTAAAGTTGTAGATTTTGATACTGCTAGTCGTAATGGAGAGCCATTTGAAGCAGTTATTCGTTATTACAATAAACTTCCTAACCCAGCTCAAAGATGGTGTACAGGAATACTTAAAATTAGAACTATTCATAAGTTTGTTAAAAGTCTTGGATGGGAACATCACGAAACAGATAATTCAGACTTTATCGGTATTCGTGCAGATGAAGAACGTAGAGCTGTAAAACAACCACGAGAAAAAGTACCATTGTATGTAGCAGGTGTTACAAAACAAGATATATTTAAGTTTTGGAAAGAACAAGATTTTGATTTAGAGCTTCCAATTATTGATGGTGAAACAGTAGGTGGTAATTGTGACTTATGTTATTTAAAAGCATTACCTAAAATTGTATCTCTCATTCAACAAAAACCTGAAAGAGCTGTTTGGTGGGCTAAAATGGAAAGTTTGTTTGATGACAAAGAAGGATATATCAAAGGAACTGGAAATAGATTTAGACGAGAAAGACCAGGATATGCAGAGCTTATGAAATTTCAAGGTTCTCAATCAGAATTATTTAATGATGAAACTATACCTTGTTTTTGTGGAGACTAAATGATTAGCATGGAACGATTAATGTCCATCATGGATGATTGGGCTTTATGGATGAAGTCGGATAATCATAAACTAGGTTATCCATCTAAAAGCATAGGTATGTCATCTGGTGGTGAGTCTACAAGTGATGTGTTTGAAGAAATGTGTTCTGCTCAAGATATGTCTAATGTACGTACAGTTCACGCTATCATACATAGTCTTGAAAAAGGACAGCAAGAAGCTATATATGCTAAATATCTTGGTGCTAAAAAACCATTAGCTTACGAGTGGAATATAGATATGGCATACGATAATCTTTTGGTTATTGCTGGAAGAAGGATAAACGCATAAACTTGTTGAACAAAAGCACCAAAGTATGCTATAATAACGCCTATGTGGACAACTCCTGTCCGTTAATAATGTAATCCCACAAAAGCCTGACTGCACTCTCTCCGTGGTTGGGCTTTTTCTTTTTATGAAACTATCTATTTGCGAACAATGCGGTGAACCTTTTGACTTCACCGAATACTCTTTATGTAATGATTGTAGATACGATCACAGATTTATTAAGTTAAGGAAACAGCATGAAGTCAGCACCGAAGACAAAAGCAGGCAAGATGAAGAAAGTAGCGAAGGTAATGCGTGAGTTTAAAGAAGGCACATTACATAGTGGTAAAAAAGGTCCAGTAGTAAAATCTAAATCTCAAGGATTGGCAATCGCCCTCAGCGAAGCTGGTCTTTCTAAAAAGAAAAGGAAATAATTATGCCAATGGTAGACGGAAAAAAATACGCTTATACTAAAACAGGTATGGCAGCAGCTAAAAAAGCAGCAGGCAAATCAGGTAAAACTATGGCAGTTAAGCCTATGAAAAAGGCAGCTAAACGTGGCAAATAAGCCAGGTCTTTGGGCTAACATTCATGCTAAACGTAAAAGAATAGCATCAGGATCAGGTGAAAAGATGCGTAAACCAGGTACAAAAGGCGCACCTACAGCTAAAGCTCTAAAGCAATCAGCAAAGCCAGTTAAAAAGAAATGATTAAGAAGGGCAAAGAAACATTCTCAGGTTATAATAAACCTAAGAGAACTCCAAGTCATCCTACTAAGTCACATGCAGTATTGGCTAAAGAGGGTGACAAAGAGAAACTTATACGCTTTGGTCAAAAAGGTGTATCAGGTGACAAAACAAATACAGATAGAGCAAAGTCATTTAAAGCAAGACACGCTAAAAACATTGCAAAAGGAAAAATGAGTGCCGCATTTTGGGCAAACAAAGTAAAGTGGTAAAACTAGATATATATGTAGGATATGATGGCAAGGTAGAACCTATTGCTTATCATAACTTTTGCCAGTCAGTTATAGAAAAGTCATCTATACCGGTAAGTTTTACACCATTAGCACTAAATACTTTAAAAGACTACGAAGAAACACATAAAGATGGTAGTAACGCATTTATCTACTCACGCTTTCTAGTGCCATATCTAAATAACTTTAAAGGTATCGCACTATTCGTAGATGGCGATATGATATGTAGAACAGATATAGCAGAGATACTAGCTAACTTTGATAATGACGAAGCAGTCAAAGTCGTAAAGCATTACTATACAACAAAGCATCCTGTTAAATATCTAGGTGCAAAGAACGAGGACTATCCTAAAAAGAACTGGTCAAGCGTTATACTATGGAACTGTGGACATTGGTTAAACAAACAGCTAACGCCTAAGTTCATACAAGAACAAACAGGTAAATACCTACATAGGTTTGAATGGCTAAAGTATCCAGAAGAACAAGTAGGTAAGCTAGACGAAACATGGAACTGGCTAGAAACAGAATACGAATACAATCCAGATGCTAAACTAGTGCATCACACATTGGGAACACCATGCTTTAAAGACTATCAGAATACAGACTATAGTCAAGAGTGGTGGGATACATACAAACGAATGATATATCCTCTAAAAGGAAACGGACAAGAAAGCGAGTTATAACATGGCAGGTTTACTTGAATACACCAAGAATGGTCAAGTAACAGAGCCACCATTGTATCGTTTTATGCGAGGCAATGTTCAGTCTTTCTTAAATTCTATACCTGAACCTAGTAAGATGACACCAGAGCAACAATTATCTATGGGTTTAAACGCTAATCCTATTATGGGATTATTAGGAACTACTGCATATCATGGTAGTCCAGCACTATTTGACAAGTTTGATATAAGTAAAGTAGGAACAGGTGAAGGAGCACAAGCATACGGACATGGTATGTATTTTGCTGAAAATCCTCAAGTTGCACAATCATATAAGAAAGATTTTATACAAACAAATAAAATGATTGAATCTCTTAAAAATTTTAGAGACCAATATCCAATAGATAGTGCAGATTGGACTCATTATAATAATTTAATGAATAGAAATAAAACAGGCAATTTATATAAAGTAGATATACCAGATAATAATATACCTAAAATGCTAGATTGGGATAAACCATTATCTTCACAAAATAAAGAAATTCAACCTGCAATTAACCAAGCATTAGATAAAATTAAGAAACTTGGTGGAGAAGTAGATAAAACAAAAATGACAGGTAAAGACTTATATTTTAACTATCAGCAATATCGTGGTAATAATCCTGACTTTGCATCTGAAGGTTTAAAAGATATGGGAATATATGGTATTAGATATTTAGACGAAGGTAGCCGTCAAGCAGGAAAAGGCACAAGTAACTTTGTCGTATTTGACCCAAGCAATGTAAAGATATTAGAAAGAAACAATAAAGGTTTACTGAAATAACAATAGAGGGCAACCAACCTAAGGGAGTTGCAATATCATGGCAGAAAGATTAAGAAAACGACATCAAGACGAAGTAAGAACTAAAATACAGACAAGTCAGCTCATAAATGTATTGCAAGATCATGCACTTAATGGTCAAACTGAGATACCACCTAGTCGCATGAAAGCTATAGAGATACTATTACGTAAATCATTACCTGATTTATCATCTACTGAGATAAGTGGTGTAGATGGTGGAGAAATCCCATTAGGTATAGGAATCAACTTTGTCAAACCAAACGATAGCTGAGTTTCCTGAAAAGTTACAGTTCTTATTTGAGCCACACCGTTACAAAGTAGCATACGGTGGTAGAGGTTCAGGTAAGTCATGGTCTATGGCAAGAGCATTGCTTATAAAAGCAGCTAATGAGCCAACACGTGTCTTATGCGCACGTGAAATACAAAAGTCTATCAAGCAGTCAGTTCATACATTACTTAATGACCAAATACAATCATTAGGTCTAGGAGCTTTCTATGAAGTCTTGGAAGCAGAGATTAGAGGTATTAACGGTAGCACGTTCAGTTTTACTGGGTTGGCTACT